ACTGCCACCGTTTGCACAGGAAGGAAACCCCATGACCGAAAAGCAGAAACTAGACCAGGTAGGAACCGCCGTTCTGGAGTGGATCAACCACCCAGATTCCGACGAACCAACATTGGGCCCGCTGGCGATCACGCTGATGGAACGAATCGCCGACATCGTCACCGAGCCGACGACCGACGAGCCAACCCCATGACAACCCCCGCCCTGCACCGCACCCGCGACGGCCGCGTCCTCTGCACCTCGCACAACAAGACCGGCGCCCCGAAGTGGCACACCGAAGGCTGCGACGCCTGCCGAGAGGCCCGCGCGAAAGGCATCGTGCGTCCTGACATCAGCACGGCGCCGCCACCGAGGCAGCGCGGGCGCGATACGGTGCGGACGGGGTTTGTGAACTGGGACCGCGTACGAGCCGCCAGAGCGGCGGCAGGAAGCACGCCAGCCGCCGACCACCCCTGGCGCGGGAGCAACCGGGCGGCGTTCGAGGAGGCGGTGGCGCGCGGGAGGAACGGGCGATGAAGAAGCGCGACTTCGAGGCGATGCGGAAGCGGATACTCAACTCGGAGTGGTTAGCGTCGGTCGACGCCGACGAGCACATGCCTGGCGTAGCCGACATCGTACGCCGCGAGGTCGACCGCGCCGTACGGGCCGAGCGCAAGGCGTGGCTGGACGCTGTGTGCCGCGCAAACGCTGTGTGCCGCGCAAACGACGAGGCGGCTAGGAGGCTGAGCCGATGACCATGCGCCTCACCCTCCAGCTCCTCGCGCTCGCGTGGGCGGCGCTGCTGTACGTGGTGCCCGCGCCCGCGCTGGTCTGCACAGTGGCGCACGCGCTACGCCAGCCGTGGCAGGCCGACCGATGCCAGGCTGTCGCCGCCGCGCTGTCGACCACCCGCGAGCCGGCGACCATGCTTGCCATCGCGGTGCTTGAGACGGGAATGCGCCCGACGAAGCGCCACCTTCGCAACGGCCCGAAGGTTGTCGATGTGGGGCTGCTTGGCGTGGCGTGCAGGCTGCGGCGCGGCCACTGCACCAACTGGCCCGTGCGTGGCATGACGGTGGCCGAGCTCCAGGACACGCGCACCAACATCGAGGCCGGCGCGAGGGTGCTGGCCAAGAAGCGACGGATCAACCACGCCCGCGCCCTGGACTTCTACGCCGGTGACCTGGACGGCAGCAGCGGCTACACCGCGAACGTGGGCGCCATCGTGGCGGCGTTCTCCGGGGTCGAGCTGCGAGTCGAGAGCCAGCGGGTACGGGAGTTGGCGCGGAAGATAGCTTCCGCCGTGAGAAGGGAGCGCAAGTCGTGACCACCGCCGAAACCGAACGACGCGAGGTCTTCCTGCACGCCGCCGCCGAGGGTGGCCTTCAGGCCGGCATCGACGGCGGCTACCGCCTGGGCGTGGACTGGGGCGCCGAGAACGTCAACACGATCCGCCGGTCCCGCGGCCAGCTCCACCGGAGGAAGATCGCCATCGTGGCGCTTGAGCTCGGCACCACGCCGGAGCAACTCTGTGGCGTCGGCCGAGACCGCGAGATGTCGCAGAAGCGCCACCTGGCGGCCTGGTTGCTGCGGCGCCGCTACCGGCTGAGCTACCCCACGATCGGGCGCACGCTCCACCGGGACCACTCCACCGTCATGCACAGCGTGGGGGCGGTCGAGGGCAACCCGGAGCTGCTGGCGTGGGGCCAGATGCTGCTTGAGCGCGAGCGGAGGGTCGCCTGATGACCAAGACTTGCGCGATCCACCAAGGGCAAGTGGCGGTGCGGAAGCGGCTGCTCAGCATCGTGCGGGCGAACGGCCAGCGGCTCGAGGTGGGGGCGGTGCACGCACTTCTGGGCCGCCCTGGCTGCTGGAAGGCCGACACCGACGACGGGCCTCGGTGGGTGTGGTTGGTTGACGGGAAGATGGTGGTCAGTCGGGCGGATCCGCGGGGCGGGACGCGGTTGAAGCCGGCCGCGGCAGAGTGAACGGCGGTTGACGAACGCGCGCTGACCGCGTACCACCCCAAGCCGGTCCCAATGAATACGACCAGGACGCAGCAAGCGGCGCATCAGCGGCATGGCTGGGACGACTTGCGAGTGCGAGCTCGAAGGAGCGGACGGCGTAGCCAAGGCGACTCCACGGCGCACGGTCGCGGCTGTCGGCTGGTCGGGGGCCACGAAATACCGTCAAGAGCGGGCCGAGTCTTCCTCGCCTGACGGGATGGGGTAGTGCTGCCTGGGCTCTGAGTCCAGAAGATCGCGCGCCGACTGGAAGATCGAGCCCAATACGTGAGCGATGCGCTCTTGACGTGGGCGCTGTGCGGACGTACCACCCGCAGAGATGGCACAGGATTCGCGTGCAAGTAGCGCTGCACAAAGGGAAGCGCTGGGAGCAATTCCCGGCCGCGTCGAGCACAGCCGTCACCTCGCATCGCCTGTCTGCGTAGCCCACGAGACTGTCAATCAGCGCCCGGTGCCCATGACGGAGGAGCCCAAGCCCGACGGCCGCGTCAACAACGGCAACGCCCCAGGCAGCCGCGAGGTGCTGCGCAAGCACGCGATCAAGCCAGGGCAGCGCCTGAACAAGACCGGCACGAACCACTGGGCGCAGGCCAACGCGCGCTTTCGCGAGTTTGCCATGCAGGTCGTGGCAAACGGGCAGACGCGCGATGACCGCATCATCCTGGCCATCTACACGTCCGCGCTGACGCCTGGCCCAAAGGGCGCCGCAGACCGCAAGCTATGGAACGAGCAGATGCGGGGGAAGCCCAAGCAGCATCTCGAGGTGTCGGGAGAGGACGGAGCTCCACTGCGTGTGGTGGCGTATCTCCCGGACAACGGCCGCGGTCCCGACGACCCGGAGCCAGGGGACGATGGCGAGCCAGGCGCAAGCGCGGAATGACGACGACGAGATCGTTGTCGGACCGCAGCCCGGGTTCCAGGTCCGCTTCCTGTCGTCTCCGGCCGACATCACGATAGGGGGCGGCACGGCTGGGTGCGGGAAGACGCACGCCGAGCTGCTGGCGCCGGTGAAATGGGTGCATCTGCCGGACTTTCGCTGCACGTTCTTCCGCCGGTCCATGGAAGAAATACGCGACCAAGGCGGCCTGTGGGATGAGAGCGTGAAGCTCTACCTGCCCATGGGGGCCCGCCCACTCGAACACACGGCGGAGTGGCGGTGGCCATCGGGCGCCCGCATCTCGATGGATCACCTCCAATACGAGAACACGGTCTACCACAAGCAGGGCTCGCAGATTGCGCTGCTGATCTTCGACGAGCTGACGCACTTCCTGGAGTCTCAGTTCTGGTACTTGCAGAGCCGCAACCGCTCGGGCTGCGGCATCAAGCCCTATACCCTCGCGACCTGCAACCCAGACCCCGACTCGTGGGTGGCGAAGCTGATCGAGTGGTGGATCGACCAGGAGACCGGGTTCCCGATCTGGGAGCGCGGTGGCAAGCTGCGCTACTTCACCCGCATCGACGGTGAGATGGTTTGGGGCAGCAGCAGGCGCGAGGTGCTGGAAGCCGTGCCAGCCGGAGCTGGCGTGACGGCGTCGGACGTCCAGAGCATCACGTTCATCCCAGGCAAACTCGACGACAACCCGCGCATGATGGACAAGGACCCGCGCTACCGCGGGAAGCTGCTCGCTATGACGAGGGTCAACCGCGCCCGCCTGCTCGACGGCAACTGGAAGATCCGGGCCGCGTCCGGTTCCTACTTCCGCCGCAGCGATGTGCACATGCTCGACGCCGCCCCGTCGAACCTGACGGCCATCACGCGACGCTGGGACCTTGCCGCCAGCGAGCCGACCGAGACCAACAAAGATCCCGACTGGACGTGCGGGGTCAAGATGGGGCGCTATCCGGACGGGCGCTTCGTTGTGCTGCATGCCGAGCTCGCGCGCGTGCGGGCCGGCGACGTGCGGGCCCTCGTCAAGCGCGTGGCCGTGGCCGATGGCCCGCGGTGCTCGGTCGGTATTCCGCAGGACCCAGCACAGGCCGGCAAGGACCAAGCGGAGAGCTACGTGCTCGACTTGGCCGGGCTCGAGGTCTACACCGAGCGCGAGACTGGAGACAAGGAAACGAGAGCCGAACCGTGCGCGGCGCAGTGGCAGCACCAGAACATCGACGTCGTCAAGGGCCCCTGGAATGACCAGTTCTTCGCGCAGCTCGAAGCGTTCCCGGACGCGAAGGTCCACGACGACGCCGTGGATGCGCTGAGTGGCGCGTTCCGCAAGCTGCTGGAGGACGTCAACATGTTCCAGCAGTTCATGAAGTAGCGAGGAGACCAGCGATGCCAAAGCGAGCCAGAGCCAGGAGGACCCAGCAGGCGATTGAGTCCACGCGCGCACCCGTGACCGAGATGCAGGCCCGCGACGCCAGCCCCTACCGCGGGGCCAGCTTCGACGCGATCTACAACTACCTCTCCGGCCAGGGCGGCATCAACGACAAGTCGCTCGCGGCCGAGTGGATGACGGCCCTCACGGTCAACCACCAGGAGGTGACGAACGTCTTCCGCATGTCGTGGATCGCCCGCAAGGTGGTGGCCAAGAAGCCGCGCGACATGCTGCGATCCGGGTACGACCTCGCGTGGGAGGACTCGGGCAGCAAGGTCGAGACCAATCGTGGCTGCGAGCGCAACACCGAGATGGACGCTGTCCGGATGGGGATCGCGGCCCACAACGCCGACGTCAAGCTGGTGGAGGCCAAGACGTGGGCGCGGCTCTACGGCGGCTGCATCATGCTGCTGGGGCTCGATGGCCAAGACCTCACGACCCCGCTGCCGGTCAAGGACGGGAAGGTCGACTACTCGAGCGTCGGCAAGGGGAGCCTGAAGTACGTGCACGTCTTCGACCGCTGGCGCGCGGCCCACACGGGCGTCATCGACAGCGACCCCACCAGCCCCAACTGCGGCAACCCCGAGACCTATATCATCAACGCGACCGACACCAACCCAGGCCAGATCGTCCACTGGACGCGGGTCATCCGGTTCGACGGCGCCAAGGTGCCGTGGTGGACGTTCCGCCAGAATGCCTGCTGGCACGACAGCGAGCTCCAGATCCTGATGGACATGCTCAAGCAGCACGACTCCACCGCGAGCGGCATCACACACCTGATCCAAGAGGCCAACATCGACGTTATCAAGGCCAAGGGGCTCACCAAGACGCTGGCCAACGAAGCCGGCCAAGCGGCCATCGAAGCGCGCTACGGCCTGACGTCGCGCTACAAGTCGATGTTCAACATGCTGATCATCGACCAGGATGCCGAGGACTACGCGCGCCACCCGTTCCAGTTCTCTGGCCTCGATCGCATCTGGGAGAAGAACATGGTGGAGGTCGCGGGCGCGGCCGACTACCCGGTGGCGGTCCTGTTTGGGCGCTCGCCCGCGGGTCTGAATGCCACCGGAGAGAGCGACATGCAGCTCTACTACGATGACCTGGCGGCGTTGCGCGAGAGCGAGCTACGGCCCCAGCACGCGCAGCTCCTTGAGGTCATCACCCGGTCGACGCTCGGCCACCTGCCAGATGGGTTCTCGTTCACCTACCGCTCCCTGTGGGAGCCCACCGCGGTGGAGCGCTCGACCATGCAGACCAACCGGGCCAACCGCGACAAGACCTACCTCGACATGGGTATCGTGACCCCGGGGCTCGTGGCGCGCGAGTTGAAAGAGGACTCGGTCTACAAGTCCATGACCCAAGAGGATGTGGAGCTGGCGGAGGAGCTCGACGAGCCGCCCGAGGAGGACGAAGACGAGGAGGCCCTACCGCCCGTAGGCGAGGGCAACAATCCGCCTGTCCCACCGGCGCCACCTCCCACGCCGCCCCCCGTGCCACCGCCCGGACAGCAGGGCGACGAGGAAGAGGACGCCGAAGAGGACGACGACCAGG